TGCTCTGTCTACAAGACTATCATAGAAATTTTCATAACTGCTTTTGGTTGATTGTATTGCTTCTGCTGTGGTAGTAGCAGTAGTTGATACTTCTTCAAAACTATCTGCAAAGCTGGCATTTGCTTCTTTTGCTGTTTCTTGTGCTCTTACCAACCGTAGTATTGCATCATCGTATTCTGGAAAATCTGCTGCTATTTGTGCTGCTCTTGCATTTTCTCTAAAGCCTTCTGCACTTGCTCTTAAACTTTCAACCAATCCTGCAGCAGCCTCACTTGCACGGTTAAAGTTTTTGGGCATTTCATTGAAAACAATGACATTTTCATCTTGTAGACTTTGCAGTGCTGTTTCTAAATCTCTTATTTCTAATTGAAGAGCTATGGACTCTTGGCCACCGCGTTTAAAGAAACTTATTTCACCGAATTGTTCTTTTAATTGTTCTAATCGAGCTGTGGTTTCTTCAATAAATTGATCTCTTGATTTTCCAGCTGGTATAAACACAGCATCAAACCCAGCGCCTGGCACATTACTGATTGCTACTACAGCTTTTTGAATGCCTTCAGTTGCAGCTCTAAGAGTGTTAACAACAGCATCTATTGTTCTAGCAAACCCTTCTGTGAAATTGGCTAATCCATCTATTAAACTGGCTGTTAGATTGTTCAATCCTACTCGGCCCAAAACATTCAGTTGCTCCAATAGCTTTTCAATTGAATTGCTGATTGCAATCAGTGCATCGCCTAATGTTTCACCAATTGTTCTTGCAAGTCCTTTGTTTGCATCTAAGAAATTGGTAATTTGTGTAGTAATTTGAATCACAGCTGGTGATAAACCTGTGCCAAATTCGTTTGCAACTTCTTTAAGTGCAATTTGGAAGTTGCTCATTACAGTGCTGAGGTTATCTAATCGTTGTAGTGTGGCACCACCAAATTCTCTATCCAATCCTTCAAGCAATGCAAGCACCAGTGTTCTTGCACCTTCTGCTGTTTTACCAAATTCACTAACTTCTTGTCTAGTGATACCAATTTGTTCACCTAGTATTCTATAAACAGGAATACCTCTGTCAGCCAATCTTTCTAATTCTTCTAATCCGAGTCCACCACCGGTTGTTCTTGCTAACAATGCTGTGATTGCTTCTAATGAACCTATTTGATCTGTGGTAACAGCCGCGGTATCTGTAAATGTTCTCAACAGTTTTTCTGTTGGTTCAATGCCTGCTGCTTTCAATTGAATAAATGATTTTGAAAGTTCTTCAACACCAAATTGACTGGTTCTTGCAAAGTCTTTAATACGTTCTAATGCTGCACCACCTGCTTCTGCACTTCCGGCAACCACATTCAAACTGTCACGCAGATCTTCAAAGCTGGCAGTAACATCCAATATCTGTTTGGTTACGACTGCACCACCAATTGCAATCAATGCACCTTTCAATTTCGTGAGATTGGCACTTGCTCCTTTAGTGTCTATGTCTAATACATAACGGTCTCTAATTGTTGCCATTATATTACCCTCTTAACTTGTCTTTTCAATTCTTCAATTGTTGGTTCAGTCATACCATTTGGTGCTTGTTTACTGTAACCTGCATTCAATCTGTTTGCATAATTGTAGTTTGCAGTGATTTTGCCACCTGTGGTTGTCCGAGAAAATGCTGTGCTGTTTTTAGCATTGCCTGTATCAATAGGAGTAACTTTGCGAAAATGGTCATATCCCAATTTGGGTATAGGAGCCAGTTTAGCTGCTTTGCGTCTCAAATCTGGACCTATTCTATTGGTTAGTCTTCTTAGTCCCATTGCGCTTTCTTACAGATGCCAACATATCTTTGAGTTGATCTTGTGATAGGTTATGATCTGCTTCTTCTCCTTTTGATATGCGTTGCGCTCGCCCGTGAACATAATTCTCATAATGTTGTCCAAGCATTGCAACTTGTATGTCTATAGTGCTACCAGACTCTAATATCTCACTTGGCAGTTTGCTATACCTTTTAGAGACAAAATCCAGCGTTATCCATGCGTTAAGCGTAGGAGTTAAGCTGCTAAAGTCTGGTTCACTGCGTTTCCCAAATGTTCAATCACAGTTTCTACTACTTTAATACTTATGTCTCCGGGTAGTATGTCATCTGTGTCCAACATTGGTGTGCCGTCTTCATTCATTACCAAACCTTTGCAAACTTGACTCATCTTGTGAAAGTCATTTTCTTCAGTGTTCATGAGACGCATGTAAACATCCATTTCATAACGATCATATATGTAGAATTCAGGTGCTTCGCCATATTTTTCTACAATGGTTGCATCGTCGATGGTTATTTTTTCCAGTTGTGGTTTTTTTGCTAGTGCTGATAATTTCATCTTTTAATCCTTTTGTCTATCAATCATTTTGTGTGCAAGCATCAAAACAAATTTTATTCTGCTTGACGCTTTGTCTAAATCTTTTTGTGCATCACGTATCTCTGCTGTAGCCTTTGCACATTCAGCTACTACGCTGGTTAGTATTTCATCTGTGGTCTTTCTATCAATTATTTCCATCTATCTATCCTTGTAATACTATTTAGCTGGCTCAGTAGAAAGGGGGCCCAAAAGCCCCCATTCTGTAGTTTGTTGTGCTAAAAACTTAGCTAACTGTGTAGTCGCCGTCAACAGTGATAGTGATTGGTGAAACCCATACTGGGCTGTCCGCACTAACAGTTGGAGCAAGACCTGTTACATATCCTGAACCTGAAACAGTTTTACCTGTGGCTCCTGAATCTGTATCACCTAGATAAAGTTCAAAGTTGATCTTTGTTTTATCAGTTGATAGGCCAAATACGCCTGCTGTTTGTGCTGCTTCACCGGCTGCTGTTGCGCCGAAGAATACGTCTTGATCAAGAACCAAGTTCATTGATAGACTGTTTGTTGCTGTAGTAGCAATCTGTTGTTTAGATGCACTGTCTAGCTGTGTCCAAGTGAAGATATCATTGGCTGCGTTGACTGTAACATCCTGTAATGCTGGTATGTCTAGACCTACAGTATCACCAGTGACTTTGATGTTTAGTGTTACTTCGGCGCTAGCGTTACCAGGTGCTGGATAGATATATGCCATCTTTAGTTTCCTTTTACGTTATTTTGCTATAGGTTAATTCAACCGTAGTTATTTGTAGGTCATCTTCAATAGCAGTTTGGACTGTTACATCTCTACTGAGTATACCAGCTAAAGGTTGTATGTCTTTTGCTGCTACCAATATGCCTACAAGTTCGTTGTAGTTGTTGGGAATGTTTTTGGTATCATTGCTAAACACCATCAGTATGCTGGTTAGCTCTGTTGATATTGTAGGACCATTAAACGATTGAAACAATTGATTAACAGTCTTGTTTTCATTATCAACATAAATGGTTTTGGGGTTTTTTAGAAACAGTGGTGTGCCGCTTTCATCACGTGGAACACTTCGACTTAATTTATAAGTTCCCAAGTTGCTGCCTTGAATATAATCTAGCACATCTGATCTCATTATCTAACCCTTTTCAGTGTTACATTGCCTCTGCGTTTTTCATCAGTTTGCACTGTATCATCACCATCAAAATCATACCAATCACCTGAATTGACCAACTCCATAAACAATTCAGTTGCTCTATTTGCATAGAACCCCATCTTTTGTCTTTCAGCGTTGTTGTCATCACCAAAATCAGCTACACTGGGCAGTATGTAATCTGCCAATGCTCTATACACACAAAGGTCTGTAAAGTCATTTTTTCGTGCAATGATCTTGTTACCCTCTGGTGAAGGTATGTCCAATCGGTTGACAGAGCCGTAATGCTTGAGATAAAGACTCTGCCACCAATCAGTGCTTTTGATACCTAACAGAATACGTTCAGTTGCCCTTATTAGAGCATCTTCTACATATTCATCATTGAGGCCTTCATTATTGTCAAACAAGATGCGATCCTTGCTTGTTACATCACTGTATTCTGCAAAACTTATAACCTCACTGTTTTCAATAATAAATGCCATCTAAGATTTCCTTATACGTTTACCAGTTTAACACCACGGTTAGCGTCGATAACACCAACACCAGCGTGTAAGTTAGCTACGATGTCATTACCAACTGCTTCTGCACGGCGTGCAACTTCAAGATCAACACCTTTGAACATTGCAATTCTCATTGCGTCTTGTCCGAAGATGAAACCTTTGTTTGCGCCTGAGATGTAGCTTGACTGGAACATGCGGATTCCTGCGATAGTGCCTAGGAAACCGTTGCGCATTGCTTCTGATTGGAAGTCACCACCAGCATATGCTGTGCTGCCTACGTCTTTCATTAGGTTTGCTGCTTCTGCTGAGCTAACGATACCGATCAACTGTCCTGTTTCACCGTTGCCACGGATTTGAGCTGCTGCGTCAAATAGTGAGTCAACTGTTACTGGATCACTGTCTGAAGTTGATGCTGTCAAGCCGTTCATTGCAGTAATAACGTCTGCGTCAAATTTTGCTTGGATAGCATTACCCAATACACGACCTGTTTCTTGTGGATCAATTCCACCTAGGTCACGCATCACGTGACGTGCTGCATAAATGCTTGCTTCAATAGTAACTTTTGTATCTGTTACTGTTAGTGCTGTGAAATCATCAAGTGCGTCTGGGTCTGCGCTTGTTAGTGATTCCGCTGTGACTGATCCCATTACTGGAATCTGTGCTGTGATTGATCCTGCTGGTAGGTTTACCATAGGAATGATGCCACCGGCTAGGAACAATGAATTCTCATGTGCTGTATAAACGGTAGCGGCTTTTGTGTTA